TTGCTGGACTTCACGATGTTAGCCAAGGTCTTGCTCAGGCAGGTACTCCTGCGGAATCTGTACGGCTGCTACAGCGTGCTGACAACACCCAGCACAGCTATATTCGTGCGGATATTGAACAATCCATTGCCAAGATCAAGGAGTGGGAGATTGCTCTTGTAGAGCAGTTTGCCGTGGCTCCGTTCATTGGAAGCGTTGACGACCAGATGAATCCGCAAGGATTGGCGCAGCAAGGCGTCATTACCTTTGATTCGATCCGTGATGGTGGTCAGTATCGCATTGTTTATGTGCCCGGTTCGACGCAGGAAGACAGCCCGGATCAGAAGCTCCAGAAGATTTCTGTCCTTCGACAGATGGGCCTGTTTGGTGATCCTGCCGATCCAGAAACGAATGCTTTGGTTGTACAGATGCTTCAGCTGCCTGAAACGTCCCAGATTCTTCGCCACCTTGCCAATCAGCAGATGAAGCAGCAAGAGCAGCAGCAGATGATGATGGAGATGCAGCAACAGCAGATGGAGATGCAAAACCAGCCTCAGCAACAGTTTGATCCAGAGGCTGAACAGATGCGTGCAGAGATTGACATGGCCAAGCAAGGAGCCAAGTCCGAGGCGGACTTGCAAAAAATCCAAGCGCAGAGCCGTGCCAAACAAGATGACATGTATGCACAGAAGTTGGCAGAGTTGCAACATAATCTTATTTCCTCGCAACTTTTGCCACAGCAAAATCAGGGAAAGCCACGACCTGATAATGCCAATAAATAACAATGTGGTAGATTATGGAGTGTTTGATGTCTGACGAGACGGTGATGCTAACTTCGGATTCACCAGCCGAAGCGACAGACGGGATGGGAATGCGCGAGGCATTCAGCGACTTTGTTGATTCCGCCGCCGGGAACCAACAAGAGGCAGACGGGGCGATACCTGCCAGTGAACCTGTCGTTGAGAATGTTACTGACGATTCGTTTTTGGAATCGTTGCTTGGACTGGAAGACCAGACTCCCGGCAATGTTCCGTACGAACGTTTTCGCGAGGTCAATGAACGCGCCAAGCAGGCAGGTCAGCTATCTGACGAACTTGGTGTTTGGCGTGATGTCATTGACGAGTTCAAGCAGCAAGGTTTCAACTCCGCTGCGGATGTCCGTGCAGCCTTGGAAGCGCAACAGCGCGAAGCCGAGGAAGTGGCCATTCGTGAACGGTACGAAGCCCTGCAGAACGCGAACGTGCTTGATGCACAAAGCGCCTATGCCCAGCAGGAAGCGGAGATCACAAAGCTCCGTTACGAACGGCAGATGGCTCAAGTGCAACAGTACATGATGGCTCAACAGACCGCGCAAGCGATCCAGAGCTATCCTCTGGCACAGCGTGCTCCTGAACTTGTGAACAATCTCGTTGCGTCCGGTATTGAACCGTCCGCAGCAGCCGAGTTTGTGCACAACCAAGTCAAGGCGCTGGCGAAAACGTTGGTTCCTGAGTTGACCAACAAGCTGTCGGCAAGGACACCTACTCCGGTTACTGGTGGACAACCAACTCCTGCGACACCGCAGAAGTCCACTCCGGTCGGAAATAGTCTGTCCACGCTGACTCAGCTTTTGGGCATCTCTCGTCAACAGAACTCAGTGTAGGTGAACGAACATGGCTATCGATTTTAACGGAGCCTTGACGCTTGCCGATTATGCTTCGCTTTCCAACGATCCCCTTGTCAAGGAGATCACCAAGAGCCTGCATAAGACGTGGAATGCGCTCAAGGACATCCCCCTGTCCACCAACCCGTCTCTCCGACAGACGGGTATGCGTTACCTCAACGCGAACATCCCGACTCCGAACTGGACTGGCCTGAACGCTGAACCCCAGACGTTCAAGTCCAAGCCGAAGTCGTACGAAGAACAGCTGTATATCCTGCGAAACAAGCTGACCGTGGATCGTCGGATCCTTGATCAGCCGAACGCAATCGTTGATCCGGTTGAATCGCAGATCCAGATGTTCCTTGAAGGATTTGCGTACGACTTTAACGACAAGTTCATCAACAACGACCCGACGAGCACTGCTACTGGCAACAGCCAAGACTGCTTCCCCGGTTTGAACTATCGGCTTAAGAATTTTGCGGACTATGACATTCCTTCGGAAATGATCATTTCGTCGCAAAACATTTCTCCGACTAACCTGTTCACCTCTGGCGCAACTGCTGGAGCTGCTGCTGCAAACAAGTTCATTGCTGATGTGCAGAACTTGTTTGACAACATGAACGCCCCTGATGGCGATGGCATTGTTCTGTACATGTCTGAACTGTGCAAGCGCCAAATCGAAATGGCCATCCGCGTCATGGGCATTGGCGCTGGTTTTGATATTACGCAGGACAGCTACGACCGACCTGTCGAAAAGTACAAGAATGCCACCATTCGTACTGTTGGTCGTAAGTCTGATGGCGTGACGCCAATCATCAGCAACACTCAGACGATTGGTTCGTTGACTGCGCTGAAAGCGACTTCTGTTTTTGCGGTTCGCTATGGCACTGGTTATGTAACCGGATGGCAGTCTGAACCGTTCAAGCCCAAGTACCTTGGCCTTTCTCCTGAAAACGGCATTATGCATAACGTGCTGTTTGACTGGGGCGTTGGCCTTTGGGTCCCTCACAATCGTGCACTTGGTCGCATTGACGTGCAGGTCACCGACTAAGGAGATAAACAATGGCTCGTGATCTTAAACTGGCAAACTGGACGTTTACTACCAACGCTGGTTCCGCAACAGTTATGCCTGTGAGCGCATCTGCTGGACCTGATGGCACGTCCAATACTCAAGGTGCATTCACTTTGCGTGCTGGCGCTGGAGCTGCCGGTGGAACTGGTGTTTTCCGAGGTACTTCGGATGCCAAAAACGTGATGGGTTACATCAACTCTAAGATGGATGCCTCCTCGTTTGCAAACTTTATTGCAGGCAACGAAATTTCCTCTGTTTCCAACCAGCCCGCGCTTTGGGGGAACACCTCGTACAATAATATGTACGCGCGGTGTGCAATCTCCATTGGTGCTCAAACTACGGGACCTACCTGTGTTTGGACGGATGCCACTGGTGGATGGGTTGTTCTTGAAGGTGCCTATGACAACGGCGCTTCTACCCCCGCAGCCGATGGTGTTTGGGCTCCTATTAGTGGACCCATCTCGCTTGTCTCTGGTGTTGCGGCTCTGTCTACGACAACGGCGCTTGCAAGCAATACGTTCACTACGACAACTCCGCACGGACTTCAAGTTAATGACTTGGTAGTCTTCAGTGCTGTTGGTGGATTGGCAGGAGCTGGTGTGCCTACTGCTGGTCAGGTTTATAGCATTCAGGCTGTAGCCTCGCCGACTACATTCGTAATTGCTACGATTGCAGCTCCCACAACGCCACTCGTTGTCACCGGTACATCTACCGGTGCGGTCGTTCAAAAGCTGGCTACTCAGAACGGTGCCACGAAGATTATGTCTGCGCCTCTTACGCAGTCGCTTCGACCGTGGCTTCGCTGGGCTGTGTACTACTTCTCGACCACCAACACGAACGTTTCGACTGTTACCATTAACAGGACGGCGCTTGTGCTTGGTCGCGACAACGCGTTGGTTGGTTAATCACCATGACACGAGGCGAGATCAAACGGCGAATACGGCTTCTAGGGAAGCACTACTTCAGTTCAGATCTAGATCTGGATCCGTTTGGTCTCGACCTCTTGGTGCAACACGTAGCGGACGAAGTAGCAAGAAATACCGATTGCTATGTCGGCAGGAGGTATCTTGATCTGGTCGCTGGCACAAGCGAGTATTGTGCCAGCGACCTTTATCGTTTGAAAAACATAATGGCTCTACAGCCAAATGGAGACTACAAACGATTGCTTATCGTTGATTGGTACGATTCCAAAACCAATCAGTACCGTGATGCTTCGGATACAAATGCTATCCCAAGCCACGTTTTGATTTTTGGTGGCAACAGGATGAAGTTCTGGCCGGTGCCTAATGCTGCTTCCACAAATGCCATCCTCATCGAAGGATATGCCGTACCGGGTGATGTATGGGTCTACGATGTCAATGGAGACCCTGTCGCTCTGGATGACACAAGCGAGTGTCCATTGCCAGAGATTGCCCATGACGCCATTGTGTATGGTGTCCTTCACCAGAAAGCTATTCAAAACCGCGATGCGGACATGGTTGGTGTGTATCGCGATGAATATGAACGACGCGTCGGAATGGTTGAAAGTTTTGCCGCTACTTATGCGCGGAGGGCTGTGTAATGGCGCTTTCTATCAATACATTGCGGAGCGAGGTCTACAAGTACCTGAATGAGTCTTCCGCAAGCACGCTAGGGCAGGTGCCAGATGGTATCGGTGGAACCACGACATCCAGCGACTCTGTTGTCAAAGACTGGATTCTTGAGGGCATCAATGCGCTCTGCCGTTCTTGTGTTTTTTATCCTGTTGTCGGAACCTATACTCTGACCAACGGATCTACTACTCTGGACGTTTCCACGCCTACATCCATAACTCCTACTGGTGGAACGCTGTGGTTTCCAACGGATGTCTATATTGGCAGTACGCGCCTGACACACGCCAGTGAGCAGTCTGTACGGGCAAATGATTTGTCGTACAAGACAACTGGCGCAGCAAGTTCTGTAGCTGTTCTGTACTGGTACAGGTCTGACAATTACAAGCTATCTGTGTACCCTTACAATAACACTGGTGGATCCATTACGCTGACGGTGCATGGAGCTGGCACTCCTCCTGCGCCAGCTACAGATGCCACATCCAGCATTGACATTCTTCCAGACGATCTTCTCAAGCAGTTGATTGCTTCTTATGCTGCATCTTTGCTTGTAATGAAAAATACCGACGATCCTTCAATTGCACAACGCGCGTTTTGGCAGAATCAATACGATAATAAACGTATGCAACTGTGGACGCGAATGGATCCCCATTATAAACAACCATTTGGGCCATTTAGCATCCCGCCAGTGCAAATAGACCAAGGAAGGTAAACAAAAAAATGGTATTGGATTCTGGTTGGGCAGCAGTATTTATGATGGCGCTAATTGCAATCATTGGTGGGATCGGTAAGCTTATCCACATGATGTATCGCATGGAGAGCGAACTCGGTGGAACAGTCGCCACCCTCAAGGATCACGGACGCCGTCTTGAGATCGTCGAGAAGGAAATCAATTCCCTCTTGTCGGTCGTGACCCGCCTCTATGCGGATAGCGGAAAAAAACCGTGAAAGAATTCTTCGCCAATCTCATCTGGGCAATCTGCCTGATCCTCTGCGCGCTCACCTTGTGCGTCTTCGGTCAGGCTCTTGTAACCGAATTTATAGGGTGACATGAAGAACATCTCCATCAAAAGATTGGTCACGGTTATCGTGGCTACAAGTATCGCTGTTGCTGCTCCGTCCATGCAACAAGCATTCGCAAAGCCTGTGCCAGATACGGCAGGTGTGGAGGAACTCACACTCCGATTCAAGCTGGGGTTGATGATGGCTATGAACAACCTGATCCCGGCGTTGATTGGTACGCTAGTGGCGTTCTTTACAAGGGCTGCTAAAGATGAGCCTGTGTTTGCTCTTTCTCAAAAGGATGGTGAGTGATGGCCGTGCAGTTGACTCTTAAAAAGAAAAATGTAGATTCGTCTGGGCGTATTGTATTTGATTTTGATGATGGGACAAGTCTAGAGTTTTCATCTCAAGCAGATGTTGACAACTATGTCAATGCACAATCTATTGAGGCGTATATGCCTGAACAGCTAAAACGATATTTGATGGGCTGGAGCGGTCGAAATGGTGCAGCTGTAAATAAAACAGCTACATTTGATATAGATAGTCCAGCTGGAAATATTGTTCGCATTCAATAAACAGGCTGTAAATACATGAGATCAGCGCGTATCCCAGATAATGTTGGCTTCTTCCTGAATTCACCATTTGTTTCTAACAGGACGATGAGTTCGGCAGTTACGCCATCGCGTACTGGTTTTATGTTTATGGTTCCAGAAGCATTCACTTGTACTACATTACTTGTGCGACAAGGCACATTGACTGGAACGCCCGGTGTAATGCGAATTGGCCTTCAGGGCGCAGCGGCAGATGGGAAAAATGATAATACTTGGCTTGCAACGGTGTCAGGTGGGGCAGGAACAGCATATGTAGATTATTCGTCGTGGTCATCTGGAAATAATGCAAAGTTTATTTCGGTGACTTTGCCAACAGGTGGCGTATCGTTAACTAGGGGACAAGTAATATATGTAGTATTTCAATGCCAATCAGGTACTTGGGATGCAACAAATAATGTTTCTATGACATATGAATGGTCCTCGCCACAGAAAGAACACAAGAATTACACAAAAACTTTTGAAACAAGCAAGCAAAACATTAGCAAGCCAGCACCTTTTATACTTCGTAGTTCGACAACGTCATATGGATATCCTGTAGAATCTGCGGCAACTGCAACAGGAATTAATGAAACGAGTACACCAGACGAAATTGGAATGGCTTTTACCATCCCATCTGCATATACAGTATCTCTTACTGTGCGCGGAATAGTTTTTTGGATGGCAAGTAATACAAATCAATCTGCAAAGGTAATTCTATATCAGGGAACTACCTTGCTTCAAGATGTAACTTACGACTTTGATCTATCAATTGGTGATTATGGTCCGCACGAAATCTATTTCGATGAAACCACTCTTAGCACATTAAGCCCAAATACTGAATATGTAGTTTCAATACAGCCTATAGGTACTGCAACAACACAAGGTATAGCATATCTGGTTTTACCAGCTGACTCCGATGCAACCGCATTTACAGACTGGAATCCAAAATTTTATTCGCGTACTAATGCGGGATCATGGACACATACAACAGGCCGAATACCTCAAGTACAACTTATAGTAGATACTATAACTGGTTCTAGTGGTTCTGGTGGTCTAATAGTTCATCCCGGAATGACAGGCGGCATGAGAGGCTGATATGGCAAAGCTAACCGTCAAGGCAGGGTCCACAAGCCGTCGCGAGTATGTTTTCATACTTGACTCTGCTAGCACTACGGGGGCTGGTAAAACAGGCTTGGCATGGAATACGGCTGGTTGGAAAGCCTATTATGTTCGCCCCGGTGGATCGGCCACGTCAATTTCTCTGGCTGTTCAGACCGTGACGGGTGCGTTTTCCGGTGGTGGTTTTGTCGAGGTTGACGGCACCAACATGCCCGGTGTGTACCGGTTCGACGTACCGGATGCGGTATTCGCCGCCAGCGCGGAAAAAGCCATCGTTATGCTGTCTGGGCCGACCGGTGTTGCGCCTGTCGTCCTTGAATATCAGTTGGTCGCCTACGACCCAGATGACACGGTGCGCCTTGGCCTCACCGCGCTCCCCAATGTCGCGTCAGGATCGGCTGGTGCAATCATCACATCAGGCACAGGCACGGCGCAGTTGTCCGTATCAAGCGGCCTTGTTACGCTTGCTGGCGTTACACATACTGGCGCAGTTATTCCAACCGTTACGTCTGTAACCAATAGTGTTACTGCCAATACGACGCAATGGGGTGGCGTTGCGGTAACCGGTATGCCAATGCCTACTTATACCCAACCGACTGGATTCTTGGCAGCTACGTTCCCAGCCACCGTTGCCAGCACGACTAACATTACGTCTGTCGGTAGTGTTTCTGGATCGGTTGGTTCGGTAACTAGTGCGGTCACGGTTGGGACCATTAATAGCAACGTCATTACTGCTGCGTCTATTGCGACAGACGCAATTACAGCAGCGAAGATTGCTACCGATGCTGGTGAAGAGATTGCCGATGCAGTCTTGGCACGGAATGTATCCAACGTTGAAACCGCCGCTGGAGAACACACCCTCTGTACTCTTGTTCTTGCCAACCTTGAGAACTCTATTTCCGGTACAACGCTTACGATCAAACGTACTAATGGTAGTACCACTCATGTCACTAAAACTCTGACGACCAACGCTTCCGCTATTCCGATTACGGGTATTGACTAATGGCTGACAATGTACCGATTACAGCTGGTTCTGGCACAAACGTAGCAACGGATGATGTCAGTGGTGTCCACTTCCAGAAGATGAAGCTGGATGGTGGTGGCGATGGCTTGTCTGCGCCCATCACCGGAGACACAACCAACGGTCTTGATGTTGACGTTACCCGTGTTCAGGGCAGCGTGACTGTTGCACAGACTACCGCTGGTAACCTGAATGCCACCGTTGCTGCTGGGTCTGGCTTCCCCGGTGTGGCAACAGACGGCAGTGCAATTATCAGTACAGGTACGTTGAGCATGGGTACTGATGGCACCAATGCCCAGACCATGCGTATGACGACTGCTGGTGAACAGTATGTGTTTATTGGTGGAGACGATGGTGCTGGTGGTTTCCAGACCGCATCATTCGATGCAACTCTTACCGATGCTGAATCAAATTCCGTATCCCACCTGAACGTTCATAGCCGTGGTGCTGTTTGGAATCCGTCTGCCAACGCTGGTTCTGGTGGGTGGGACCGCGTTCGCGGTGACACTACGAACGGTATGGACGTTGATGTTACTCGTGTGAGTGGAAACGTCACCGTAGTTCAGGCCACCGGTTCCAACCTCAACGCGGTTGTGTCTGGAACGGTTACAGCCAACCTTGCTGCTGGCACCAATAACATTGGTGACGTTGATGTTCTTAGCGTACCGGCACCTCTGAACTTGACTGGTGGCGGTACTGAAGCGTCTGCCTTGCGCGTGACGATTGCCAACAACAGCACCGGTGTTGTAGCCGTTACGGATAACGGGACTACGCTGTCTGTAGACGATGGCGGTGGAATCCTAACCGTTGACGGAACTGTTACTGCAAACCTTGCAGCTGGAACAAACAACATTGGAGATGTGGACGTACTAACCGTCCCTGCGCCTCTCAATGTTACAGGTGGCGGTACGGAAGCCTCTGCGCTTCGCGTCACCATCGCCAATGACAGTACTGGTGTTCTGTCTGTTGACGACAATGGAACAACACTTTCTGTTGATGACGGTGGTGGAATTCTTACAGTTGATGGCACCGTTACCGTTACACAAGCAACAGCTGGAAACCTAAATGCCACGGTTACCGCTGGTTCTGGTTTTGGGATTGCAACAGCTGCCGCAACTGCGTCTACTACCGGTCCTCAGATTATGGGTTCTGATGGCACGTTGGCTCGTGCTATCCAGACGACTACTGGTGGAGTATTGAAGGTTGACGGTACTGCAACCACACAGCCCGTCAGCGGAACAGTCACGGTCACTCAGGCTACAGCAGGCAACCTTAACGCTACTGTAACTGGCACCGTGACTGCAAACCTTGCAGCCGGAACAAACAATATTGGTGACGTTGATGTCCTATCCGTTCCTGCGCCTTTGAACGTAACTGGCGGTGGTACTGAAGCATCTGCTCTAAGGGTAACCATTGCCAACGATAGTACAGGTGTTCTGTCTGTAGACGATGGTGGTGGGATTCTTACGGTTGATGGCACCGTTACTGCCAACCTTGCTGCTGGAACTAATAACATAGGCGATGTGGATGTTCTGTCCGTCCCTGCGCCTTTGAATGTGA